ACCTCGGAACCCTTGTGGTTCCGAGGTTTTTCTGGTGCGCGGTACAGGACTCGAACCTGTGACCCCATGCACGTCAATTATGGTGCACAAATATTTGCAACTATTTATGAGGTCTTAGGCGAATTTTTGCGGTTGTTTTACATGAAACTGTGACGTAAATCCTCGTGAAGCTTTTTCAGGTCTTTTCGGTTACTGACAAATTACTAACACTCTCCACTGCTGATATGAGTTTTTCGGTGTCGGCGTGGACGTAGATGTTGGCGGTGGTAGAGAAGTCGGCGTGGCCGAGTATCTTTTGCAGCACGTCCGGCTGGATGCCGGCGTTACGCGCCCAGGTGGCGTAGGTATGACGGGTGGCGTGGGGCGTGTGCTTTGGGATGCCGAGCTTTTCCAGCAGAGGGTAAAAGTCACGTTTGCGGTAATTGGCGGGGATGCGCTGCCCGTCGTAGCCGGACAAGAGCAGATCGCCGTCGGCCCGACCGGCAAAGTAGGCAAAATACTTTCTGCCCTCCGGGCGGATGGGGATGACGCGGTTTTTTCCGGCTTCCGTCTTTTCGCCACCGATCACATACGTCTCGTGGTAGTCTGCAAGCGGCAAGGAAAACAATTCTCCGATACGCATACCGGTGTAGATCAGCATGAGGGCGATTTTGGCGGCGTCGGAGCCGTCTTTTTCCAATAGCGCGATCTCGTCATCTGTAAAGATGGCTTTTTCTTTTTTTACCTGCTGGGGCAGCTTGACGTATTTGGCAAAGTCAGTGGTGGCGATCTCTTCCCGGACAGCCCAGCGGGACATCTGCGTCATAAGCTGCTTGTATTTGGACAGGGTGGAGTTGGACTTTGCCATGTTGCTGTCGATGATCGCCTGAAAATCCTTTGTGCGAAGGTCGCGGAATTTCCGGGGATACAGACTGGTGCAGACCTTATAGGCCTGGTTGTAGGACTCTATTCCCTGCGGACCTATTTCACGGAAGTGTTCTGCTTTCCATTCCGCAAACACCTCAGAGAACGTCATGTTGAATTTTTCTTCGATCGGTTTGCCGGAGAGCTTTTCCAGCGCGGCCAGTGCGTCGGTCTTGCGTTCGTAGTAGCCGATGATCACATGATTTTTGGCGGCAGCCCAGGGGCGTGTACGGCGACCTGAGAGCTTGTAAACCGTGCCGGCACCGTTGGGGCGCTTCAGGGCTTTGCGGGTTTCTTTGACCTGCTTTTTGCCGCAGATATGACAGTAAACGGCGCCGGGGACAAGCTCGACGCCGCATTTTATACAGGTGGACATAGGGATACCTCACAAAAGAATAACAAGAAACTTGTGAATTACGTCTATTGAAAACAAGAAACTTGTCATATACAATGTCTGTGTAAAATAGAACAAATGTTTTATGCGTTAAGGTCTGGCGTGTGGGTCCTTTGTGTAACGCAGGGCCACGATAAAAACGGCGGCAAAAATGCCGATGCCGACGGCAAGCAGCAAAAAGACGATCCATGCGAATATGCTGGCCTCTCCGCCCTGAATAAGCCCCTGGTTGGGCACACGGTAGTCAAAAAAGATATAGCCCACGATAACCGCCAAAAATATGGCACACACAAGCATGAGGCCGTAAATGGCAAATTGGGTGATCCGCGTTTTTTTGCGCTGGTAATCAATGGTTTTCGCCATCTGCTCCATGCTGCCCTCAAGACGGGCAATCTCCAGCTCGTTATGGTGGTCGTGCTGCAGCTGGGCCATCTGATCCTCCGGGGGCAGCATTTCTATGATGCCGAAATACCGGTCCAGGGACACGCCGAGAACGGCGCAGATGGCGCCGGCATTATAGACGTTGGGCGCCTTGGATTTGGTAGCAAAAAAGTTCCCGATGGTGGATATTGAAATTCCGGCTTCGTCTGCCAGGCCCTGAATGGTGATATTCTGGCGGTCCCTTGCTTCGCGACACAATTCCTTTAACGTATCTTCCATTTTTTCCCTCTTTTCCCCTTTTTGGCGGTCAATTATCCTAATTCTGTTGCGAGAAAACAGCGGTTTCCCCTTTTTGGCGTTGACCGACCCAACTTAAAACTGCTACGGTAAAGCCGCAGCAGACAGGCGTGATGGTTGGCGTGGCTGCTGCAAGTCCCCGCCGCCGTTGCGGAGGCGGCGGGGACGGTCTTACATTACCTTCCATATATGGCATCAATCTTTCCGCTGGCATAGCCGGATGTGTAGCCATAATCGTAACCGGCATCATAGCCGTCAGAAAAGCCGGCGCCTTTTCCATCCCTGTATCCATCTGTTTTCCCGTTTTTATAGCCGTCAATCTTCCCGTTCTTGTAACCGTCGTCTTTCCCTGCGGTATACGCAACAAAACACGAAGCTACAATCAATAGAACAAATACGACAGCGACAACGATGTTAATGGTTTTTTTCGGAAGTCTGCGCTTCGCTCCGAAAGCCACAAGCGCACACCTCCCCGGTACGCACAAGGGTTCCGCATCCAGGGCAAATATAATAGGTTTCTTGCTGTGCCTGTTTTACTTGCTCTGCCGGAGGTATTACTTTTTCCTTTTTGGGCTCAGAAGTCAGCAGCCCGTGTTTGGCAAGAATGGACACGCCGATACGATACGAAACATATCCCCAAATTATCGCAGGGGATGCCTTCCAACTGAAGCCAGCATATACCGTAATAAAAGAAAACAGCAATGCGACTTCAACAATTGAGATAATACAGATCGTCCCGTAATACTTTTTAGATATTGGCGTATGGCAAAACACGGCGGCGCATATTGGGATCACGCTATAGAACAAACAAGTAATAAGCAGACCCAAAATTATTTCCAATACATCTTGCATAATATGCCCCCTTTCTGGCACCTATTATATAACTTGGTGAAGAAATTACAAGTGTAAGGCGGGGATTTTAGTACAACTGAATAAAACATGGGATAGAAATTGGACGATTTGACGAAGGAATGAGGGAGAAAATGGACAGAGAGTTGATGGACCGGTTTGTGCAGCTGGGGGAGGCGGAGAAAGACATCATTCTTGCGGCGGCAAAAGCCCTTTTATCTGGAGGAGAAGCATCTCCTTCTGCTCCGGCGTAAGGCGGGACAGCAAAGACAGCATTTCAAGATCGCGCTCATCGGTAACGGTGGGCGCGGTTTCTTTTTGCTCTTCGGTCAGGGTTTCGACCGGAACGCCAAAATAGTCAGCGATTTTTTGCAAAGTTGCAGAATTTGGTTTGCAGCCTGATTTCCAGCGAGAAACAGTTGCTTTTGCAATTCCCATTTCAAGGGCTGCTGCAGTTGGCTTTATGTTTTTGCTGTTACACAGGCGCAGGTAGTTTTGAAAAAACATACAAATTACCTCAAGAATTTTTGTGCAACCAACCGAAGTTTATTTTGTTAGCGTTTTTGGCTTGACTGTCAACAACGTTAGCGTTATTATACGGTTATGGGTTGAATTTGTTAGCGTAATTGCGGAAGGGTGGTGGTGAGACGGCCCGTTGGCAGCGGGCCGCAGAACTATTGAGGCAGCGCAGATGGCACTGCCAGTCGTGATGCATGATGTGTGGCAACTTTATGGTATCACGAAAAGTAAACTTTTGCAACTATAAATTTTGAAAGGAGAAAAGAAATGCCGGAAGCATGGACGGGACGACTGATCGGGAGGATGCACAACAACCGCATTACCTATTCCGACCTGGGCGCAGAGCTGGGGGTCGGAAAGGCGTATGTGTGCCAGATCCTGAACGGCGTGAAGAAGCCGAAGGACATCCAGAAGCGGATGGAAACCGCGCTGGACGCCATCATCGAGAGGAAGAAGAAATGAGCAGGATCGTTACATTGACGCCGCAGGACGCGACGCTGTACCTGCGGGAGCGTGGGCTGGGCATGACGACAGACACACTGCGGCAGGGCATCAAGCAGGGGGTGTACCCCTTCGGGCTGGTGATCGAGCTGGACAAGAGCCCAGTGTATCAGATCTTCAAGAAGCAGCTGGACGCATGGATCGCGGAGAGGACGGTGGAGGAATGACGTGGTTTGCATGGACGCTGGCGTTTATCGGCGCGGCGTGGTTGAGCTGGGCTATCGTCAAGGGCGTGGAGGCGCTGGGGCGATGAGAGAGCGGAACAGGCGGGCGCGGGAATACTCCCAGCTATGCCGCACCAGACGATGGTGCAAGCGTATGTGGGTTGTGGCAATCGTTTTGTGGGTGATGCTGCTGGTGCTGGTGGCGTGGTGCCTGACGCTGCCGCCGGTGCAGGAGGACGTGGTGCAGTCACCGCCCACGGCGGAGATCGCGGAGCCGGAGGCGGAGAACGTGCTGGTATGCGACATCACCGGGTACTGCGCGTGCTGCACGCCCTACGCCCACATGAACCAGCGGGACGGCAAGGTGCTGACGGCCTCCGGCCTTTGGGTGCGCATCGGCGAGGCCGTGGCGGTAGACCCGGACGTTATCCCGCTGGGCAGCACCGTGACGCTGGGCGGCAAGACCTACATAGCAGCCGATACCGGTGTGTACGGATACACGGTGGACGTGCTGATGAGCCACGAGGACGCGGCGCAGGCCGGTGTGGTGAAAGCGCTGGTGAAGTGGGAATGATCGGACTGGTGAACCGGACGGCTCCGCCCTGCCAGGGCTGCCCGCGCAGACACGCGATGTGCCACGGGGAGTGCGAGGACTACAAAGCGTTCCGGCGGGACGTTGAGGCCGACAAGGCGAAACGATACGCATCGTACAGCGAGGCTGATTTTTACAGCATGAACAGCGCAAGGCGAGAGAACGCCAAAAAGGCGATAAGAAAGAGGGATGGAAGATGAACCGACTGAAGGAACGGCGGTTGGAGCTGGGACTGACGCAGGAGGCGGTCAGCGGCATTCTAAAGCTGGCAGACCCCCGGATGGACGTGAGCATGGTGAGCCGGTTTGAAAACGGCGTGTGCCTGCCCACGGAGGAAGTCACCGAGGCGCTGGAGGCGGCGCTTTGGGCCAGCAGGGCGTATCTGTTCGGCGAGGACGAGAAAGCGGAGATGCCTATGCGTACGGCGGAGACAGAGCGGATCGCCGGTCTGATCCCCAATGGACGCAGGAACGCCATCAGCCGGGAAGACCTGGCGGCGGCGCTGCACACCACCGACCGGAAGATGCGAAAGGCGGTTGCCGAGGCAAAGAAGCAGGGCGTGATGATCTGCAACGACGGGGACGGGTACTACCAGAGCGACGAGCTGAGCGACCTGTGGCGGCAATACAGGCGGGAGACGGCGCGGGCCATGTCCATACTCAAAGCGCGTAAGCCTATGCGGGAAGTGCTGAAAGCGGCTGGGAGGCTGGCATGAGCGTGTTTGACTACAAGGAGCCGCGGGCGGAGCCGAAGCCCTACAAGGCGCCGCGATGCCCGGTGTGCGGCGAAGAAACAGATACTCTGTACAAGAATATTTACGGCGAGACCGTTGGGTGCGATGTATGCATCCGAACGGTGGACGCATGGGAGGAAAAGAAATGAGCTTGAGTTTGTATCACATTGACCAGGCGCTGGAGGCGCTGATCGACCCGGAGACTGGGGAGCTGCTGGACTACGATGCTTTTGAGCAGCTGCAGATGGACAGGGAACACAAGATTGAGAACATGGTGTGCTGGTCCAAGAGCCTGGACGCGGAGGCAAAGGCCATCCGGGACGAGGAAAAGGAGCTGGCGGAGCGCCGCCGCACGATGGAGCGCAAGCGTGACCGGCTGCGGGACTACGTTGACCGGGCATTGGACGGGCATCCTTTCCAGACGGCAAAGTGTTCTGTTACCTACCGCAAGAGTACGGCGGTGGAGATCACCAACATGGAGGAGCTGGTGCGGTGGTGCATGGACAACGGCTATGACGGCAAGGTGACGTATGCCGCGCCCACGGTGTCCAAGAGCGACATTGCCCCGCTGTTGAAAGCCGGTGTTGCGGTGGACGGTGCGGAGATTGCCGAGCGGATGAACATGGGGGTGAAGTGATGGGACTGAATATCTATGGGAAACTGGCGGCAATCCAGCAGGAACTCAAAGCGCCAAAGGGGCAGTACAACAGCTTTGCTAAGTACAATTACCGCAGCTGCGAGGACATTCTGGAGGCGGTAAAGCCGCTGTGCATCAAGAACAATGCCACGCTGATATTGAATGACACGGTTCGTGAGATTTCCGGTCGGTTTTACGTTGTTGCTACGGCCACGCTTGCCGATCAGGAGAGCGACGGTGTTGTGGAAGCGGACGCATACGCCAGAGAGCCGCAGGACAAGAAGGGCATGGATGACAGCCAGATCACCGGCATGGCATCCAGCTACGCCAGGAAGTACGCGCTGAACGGGCTGTTCTGCATCGACGATACAAAGGACGCGGACACGGACGAGGTGAAGCGGCAGGAGCAGAAGCCCGTCAAAAAGGGCGCAATGGAGGTCATTTACTGCCAGGACTGCGGGTTGCCTATCACTGCCACGACGAAGCGAGACGGCACCATCTGGGACAGCGCGGATATTGCCAAGTACAGCGCCGGGAGGCTGGGCAGAACGCTGTGTGCCAAGTGCATCAAAGCCGCTATGAAGAAGGAGAAGTAATATGCAGCAGGTGACAGTCGATGGCGCACGGTGGCAGCAGGACAGTGAGGGTACATGGCTGGCGCTGCGGGTAAAGTCACAGCAGACCGCGATGGACGTGTGCGACGCCATGAAGCCAGACAAGGAGTACAACGTGACCATCAAGGGCAAAGGCCGGAGCCTGGATGCCAACGCCTATTGCTGGGTGCTGCTGGACAGGCTGGCGGCACACTACGGCATCTCCAAGCAGGAGGTATACCGGCAGGAGATACGGAACATAGGCGGCGTGAGCGAGGTGCTGTGCCTGCAGGAAAAGGCCGCGGATGCGTTCTGCAAGGGCTGGGAGCGTAACGGTCTGGGCTGGATGACCGACAAGGGCGTAAGCAAGCTAAAGGGCTGCGTAAACGTGACCGTCTGGTACGGCAGCTCCGTATACGACACGGAGCAGATGTCGCGGCTGATAGATGCCGTTGTGCAGGATTGTAAGGCGGTAGGTATTGAGACGCTGACGCCGGCAGAGCTGGACGCGCTGGTGAGCCGGTGGGGAGATGGGAGCGCATGAACAAGCTGCACATACAGCCCTGCTGGACGTGCAGGAAGTGCTATGGCGGCTGCAGCTGGTCGATGAAAGACCCGGAGCCGGTGCCCGGATGGGACGCTACGCCTACGGTGAAGAAAAAAGGAGGCCGCAAGGCGGGCATCATGTGCAGCTACGCCATTCACAGCTGCCCGGAATACGAGTGGGACGGGACGGAGGAAGCGCATGGAGAGTAAGAGATGCTTTTTGTGCGGGGCGACCGGCGGGGCGGATCCGCTGGATCGCCACCACATATTCCCCGGCACGGCAAACCGGAAGAAAAGTGAGAAGTACGGCCTGGTGGTGTATCTGTGCCATAACCGGTGCCACATCTTCGGCAGGCGTGCCGTACACAACAACGCAACGACCATGAAGCAGCTGCAGCGGTACGGACAGCTCAAGGCCATGCAGGAGCAGGGCTGGACGGAAGAGGACTTCCGACGAGAATTCGGAAAAAGTTACTTATAAGGAGATTTGATATGCTGAACAAGATTTTTGTCATGGGTAGATTGACACGGGATCCCGAGCTGCGGCGCACCAATAACGGTACCGCCGTTGCCAGCTTTGCACTGGCGGTAGACCGGGACTTTAAGAACGCAGACGGGACCAAGGACACGGACTTCATCGACATTGTGGCGTGGCGCGGTACGGCGGAGTTTGCTTCCAAGTATTTCACCAAAGGCCGCATGGCGGTGGTGGAGGGTCGGCTGCAGATGCGTGACTGGCAGGACAAGAACGGAAACAACCGAAGAAGCGCCGAGATCGTGGCGGACAAAATGTATTTTGGCGACAGCTGGAAGGACACGGACGCGAAGGTCACGTTTCCTCGGACGGGCGGCAATAGCCAGTCCGTGGAGATGGACGAGGACGACATGTCAGATTTGCCTTTCTAAGGGGGTGACGTGAATGGGCAAGATGCAGGAAGAGATCAAGGCGCTGCGTAGGCAGAACACGCATTTGCAGAACGTGGTACAGCGGCAGCGGGAACGGCTGGCGGAGGCGGACGAGGCTATTAAAGCCTTTAGTGACATGGTAGACGCTCACTACGCCGCCTGCGCCGTACAGTTTGGCGAAAAGCGCGAGGACTGCGGCGTGCTGTGGGGCTATCACCTGGAGATACCCGCGACGCTGGTGGCAAAAGGCCTGACGGACTACACCGTACAATATGAGCTGGACAAAGAGCGCGGTGTATACGTCATAGGTGCGATGCCGAAGGAGTGAGAGGTGGCGCAATGGCAAGAAACTATGCTGCACTCCCCTATGACTATTTAGAGGAGATGGAAGCACTCAACGATGCAGAGTTCGGTCGGCTAACGCGGGCATTGCTGGCATACAGCATGACGGGAGAGCAGATAGCGCTCTGTGGCAATGAGAGATTTTACGCCAAGCGCGTTATGTCTCAGGAGGATCGGTTTAAAGCAAGCTACGAGGAAGTGTCCGTAGTGCGGAGCGAAGCAGGTAAAGCTGGAGCTGCTGCAAGATGGCAAAATGGCAAACGCATTTTTGCCAATGGCAAAAATAGCAAAGCCATCTCTGCCAATGGCAAAAATGGCTATACCGAAACCAATACCGAAACCAATACCGATACTCTGCCATCTAACGATGGCAAGAGTGATACACGCGGGGCGCGCTTCACACCGCCATCCGTCGATGATGTGTCTGCCTATGTGCAGGCGCAGGGGTATCACGTCAACGCAGAGCGCTTTGTAGCCTTTTACGAGCAAAAGGGCTGGATGGTGGGGAAAAACCACATGAAGGACTGGAAAGCCGCCGTGCGGAGCTGGGAGACCAGGTGGAAAGACGAGCGCCGCCCGCAGGAAAAGGGCAGCGGCAACGTGTTCCTGAAGATGCTGGAGGATGGGCTATGACAAGGGACGAAACGTTGAAGATCATGGCGGTGCTGAAAGCCACGTACCCAAACTTCTACAAGGACATGACGCGCAGGGACGCCGAGGGAGTTGTAGCACTGTGGACGGATATGTTTTCCGAGGACAGCTACAACGCCGTGGCGGCGGCTGTAAAGGCGTTTATCGCGTCCGACAGCAAAGGGTTCCCCCCGGTGGTGGGGCAGGTGAAACAGCGCGTCACGGAGCTTGCAAGCGCAAAGGTGCTGCCCGGTAATGTGAGCTGTGGCAGCGAGAAGGAAGCGGCGTGGATGCGGCGGTATATCAACGCTGACCACGGCGGGCTGGGACGTATCTCACGGTACGCACGAGAACACGGCATAACGTGGGATGAGGCAAAGGCGGTGCTGCATGGATAACGGCATCTGGAAGATCGCCACGGCGAAGCTGTGCGGCCAGTGCATCCGGGACATGGAGGACGAGTACATCTTCTCCCCCATGTGGCGGCGGACGCTGGGCGGCACGTGCGAACGGTGCGGAGAAAACCGTATCGTCCATGAGGTGCAGTACACGATGAACAAACGAGGACTGGAGAAAAGAGGACTGGAGAATGGGCTTGAAAAGTAACGACCTGGCGCGGCTTAGTCCTGCGGCGCAGAAGCAGGTCATGGAGAAGATGCGGAAACCGGGGAAGTACAAGGCGCAGAAGACAAAGCGCGGGAAGCTGACCTTCGACAGCAAGAAGGAGGCGGAGCGCTACGACGTGCTGGTGCTGCTGCAAAAGGCCGGTGAGATACGGGGGCTGAAATTGCAGGTGCGGTACTGCTTGCAAGAGGCGTACACGACGTTTGAGGGCGATAAGGTGAAAAGTATCGACTACATCGCGGACTTCGTGTACGAGCGCAGAACAGCGCCTGACAGCTACGGCCAGCGATACTGGTTGCCGGTGGTGGAGGACGTGAAGGGGATGCGTACCCGCGAGTATGCCATGAAAGCAAAACTGTTCCGCAGTAGGTACGGGTTTTCTATACGGGAGGTGTGACGTGGAGCGCACAAACCAGCCGCTGACGAATGAGGCGGCAAGGAAACTGATGGCGCTGGACGTGCAGGACAAGGAGATACTGACCTACGAAAAGCTGGACGAGTGGTACACCGCATGGGGCGGACAGTGCTACGTCAGCTTCTCCGGCGGAAAGGACAGCACGGTACTGGCGTATCTGGCGGCTCGGTATCTGTCGAGTTTCAGGACGCCGCCGTGGGAGCTGAATTTGGTGTTCGTGAACACAGGGCTGGAATACCCTGAAATTCAGAAGTTCGTGAATGAGTACGCCGCGTGGCTGCGGAGGGAATTTCCCCGCGTGACCGTAAACCTTCACCGCCTGCGCCCGAAGATGAACATTCGGCAGGTGGTGACGAAGTACGGGTACAGCATTATCGGTAAAGACGTAGCGCACCGGATAGAAACCGCGCGGCGTTCACCAGATAGCCGAAGTATGAAGCTATTGCGTGGGGAAGTTTTACGCGCCGATGGGGAAAAGAGTATGTACAACTGTGAAAAGTGGAAGTATTTGCTTTCGGCTCCATTCCTCATATCAGACAGGTGTTGTGAAATTATGAAAAAGTCCCCAGCAAGGAGCTATGAGCACCGAGCGGATGTCAAACCCACGACGGCAACAATGGCGGAGGAAGGTCTTTTGCGGATGCAAAAATGGCGCGAAACTGGCTGCAACGCCTTTGAAGGAAAGCGCCCTTTATCTAAGCCCATGAGTTTCTGGACGGAGCAGGATGTGCTGCGGCTTATCATAGACAACCATCTCTTTTACGCCAGCGTGTACGGCGACATCGTGGCCAGCGACGGCGAGAACGACTACGGCGCGACGCTGATCGACTGCAAGCTGCACTGCACGGGCTGCCAACGCACAGGGTGTATGTTCTGTGGGTTCGGCGCTCATCTCGAAAAAGGCATCAACCGATTTGAGCGCATGAAACTGACGCACCCGAAGCACTACCAGTTCTGCATCGGCGGCGGGGCGTTTGACACAGACGGGCTGTGGAAGCCCACGAAAGACGGCCTTGGTTATGCGCGGGTGCTGGACTACATAGGAGTGAGGTATTGATATGGGCAAGCAGCATTTGAGCAGGGACGACCGCATCTTTATGCGTGGCAAGCTGCAAGGCACACGGGAGAACATGGACATGGTGGCAATGGTGCTGATGGACAAATGCGGCTGGCACGTCCAAGAGGAGACAGCGGACAGCCGGGACACGCAGAGCATCGCGTATCTGTACGAGTGCCTGGAGAAACTGGCGGAGGAGATCAACGAGGGCCGCATCAAGCGCAAGCACATCAAGGACGTGCTGAAGGACGAGTGCGGCGTGGTGTTTGGAGATTGATATGAAAGTTTTGGAGTTATTTGCCGGGACACGGAGCATTGGCAAAGCGTTTGAAGCGCGTGGGCACGAAGTGTTTTCCATCGAATGGGACAAGCGGTTTGAAAACATCGACTTGTACGCAGATATTATGACTGTTACAGCCGCTGACATTATCCGGGAGTTTGGCAGACCGGACGTGATATGGGCCAGTCCGGATTGCGCAACGTTTTCCATCGCGGCGATAAGCCACCACCGGCGCAAAAACGAAGAAACAGGGAACCTTGACCCTGTAAGCGAGTATGCGAAGTTCTGCGACAAGGTAGACCAGCACGTTCTTCGGTTGATCTTGGCGTTGTCACCCGTGTATTGGTTTATCGAGAACCCGAGGGGAGGCATGCGGAAGATGACGTGGATGCAGGGCTTGCCGCGGTATACGGTCACGTACTGCCAGTACGGAGATACGCGAATGAAGCCGACGGACATCTGGACAAATCACCCGGATCCTGGATTTAAGCCGCCATGTCACAACGGGGATCTGTGTCATGTGGCTGCGCCGAGAGGGGCAAAGACAGGGACACAGGGGTTAAAGGGGAGTATGGAACGATCTATTATCCCCAAAGAATTGTGCGAATACATCGTGGACATTTGCGAAGGTGGCATGATGACGTGCGAGCTTGGATAAGGAGGAATGACATGACAAGAGATGAGATCGTGACCGCGCTGCGGTGCCATTGTGATGCAATAGAAACTGGGGCGTGCCCAAAGGATAAGTGCCCTTCGTTTGAAAGACCGGCGCGTTATAAATGCGCTGGTGTGGTTTGCGGGGAAGCCGCTGACCTGATCGAGAACCAGCAGCGGCACATAGAGGCACTGATGAAAGCCAACGACAGCCTGAAGGACGCCATTGCGCGGCGGGATAAGCAGATAGAGGACATGAAGCAGGGCATGGCACAGCTGGCAAAGGCTGTGGCGGTGAAGGAGGAGGCGGAGTGATGGAACGACTGACAGAGCGACTTAGAACTGGTGAGGTTCTTATGGCATCAGATTACGAGGAGAAATACACGGAACAAGAGTGGATCTGTGTGCTGCAAGACCGCCTTGCCGCCTACGAGGACACGGGGCTGACGCCGGGAGACATCAAGGAATTGCTTGACATGGCTGTGTCGAAAACAGACAGGGTTTTGCGGCTTAAAGAAGAATTGCACACCATAAAGAACGAGCTATGCCAATACTGCGGGAAGTACAAACAAGCACACGAGGGCGCCTGTGACGGGTGCAAATGGAGGGAAATGTGATGGATGCTGTGAAGTTTGTAAAGGAATATCTGCGTATGTGCACAAAGGTTGATGAGTGCGAGGATTGCCCTGTATACAAGACTGACTTTTGTACTGTACCTGCTAAGGAGCGTTCACAGGAGAGCGCGGAGGAGATTGTCGAGCTGGTCGAGGAGTGGTCTGCTGCACACCCGTGCAAGACACGGCAGAGCGTGTTTTTGGAGCAGTATCCTCAGGCTGATATTGATAACACCGGGCTTTTGATCCTGTGCCCTAAGCGTATTTCTGCTGATATACGGGTTACCGCCGATTGTTTGCGCCAGGGGTGCTCCGATTGTCGCCGCGAGTTCTGGATGCAGGAGGTGGAGTGATGGAAAATCTGTTGCAAGACATCGCCAGCGGGCTGTGGATTGTGATAGGCATTCAGGCCCTTGTCTGGCTGAAGCGTTGGAATAAGAAGTTCAGTGACCTGTATGACGAACTGAAATGGGAGATGGAGTGATGGAACGAATGACAAAACGCGAAAATGGGCACGTGTATTACCCGAGATGCTTTGAAGAACCGTGCGGCGGCATGGGATGCCTCACTGAGGACTGTGGATTTAAGGTCGAAATCTGCGAACGCCTTGCCGCTTACGAGGACACGGGGCTGGAACCGGATGAAGTGAACGCACTTCAAAAAGATTGGAGCGACCTTTGCACGGTGATCGGAGAATGTGGCGGCATAGACCGCCTGCGCGAGTTGGCCGAGGCCGACAAGGACGGTCGGATTGTGGTGCTACCGTGCAAGGTGGGCGATACGGTGTATCGGTTGCAATACATTGAGCAAACGCCTGGACGATTTGTCGTGGGAGTTGCAGAGATAAAGTTTGCTCTTCTTTGGCTTGAAGCGTTCGGCGAGACCGTTTTCCTCACCCGCGAGGAGGCGGAAGCGGCATTGGAGGCGATGAAGAATGACTGAGTTAAAACCATGCCCGTTTTGTGGCGGAGAAGCAATACTTGAAACAGTAGATGGCAACAGCCCAGAAGAGTGCTATATATACTGTCCAGAGTGTGATTTTGAAAGTGGCGTATATAGCGAACCCAAATTTATCGTCGAAAAGTGGAACAGGAGGGCTGACAATGGCTGAATACATTGACAGGGAAGCGTTACGCAAAGTTTTAGAGAATTGGCGGGATGCTCATGCGGATGTTGATGACGAACAAGGCTGTGGGCTGCTTGAAGATGTGATATGGGAGGTAGACGCACAGCCTGCCGCTGATGTTGCCCCGGTGGTGCATGGACGGTGGATGTACGAAAAAACGGAAGGTGGTTTTCACATTTGGAGGTGTAGCCGATGTGGTAGAGGTATGAATGACAACCCGGAGGGAATTGACTTGTACTGCTATCACTGCGGCGCGAAAATGGACGGTGTGGAATGAAAATCTACAAAAAGCCGTGGGTGACGCGGGAAAGCTACTTTGTGAAAACTGGCGCTGCAAAGTCAGCAGAGATGGAGGGGGCGAAATCCAGCGGCTATTCTATCGATTTTTGGGACGGTAAGTGGGTCGTCCGTAAGACAGCCTATTATAACAAGTCTCTATCTGAAATGCCTGTTGTTTGCGAAAACAGATGCAGTTTGCAGGCGCGAATTGACAAGGCGATTGTGGACACGGTTCTTGGGTTTGTGGAGCTGGCGAAGATGGACGGAGGTGACGATCGTGTATAATTTGCGAAACGAACTTATGCACTATACGAATGACCTTTCAGACGGCGCGGATCTGAAAGCGGAAGCCGTTGCAGTCATCGAACAAATCGCGCAGTACATGACAAAAGAAGCGCTGCTTCACCACAGCAGACCGCTTGCACTTGCGTATCTCGCATTGACAGAGGAGGTCGATGCCGTGCCGGTGGTACGGTGCAAGGGCTGCAAGCACTATCGCAACTACCCAAACGGTTTGTGTTACCTACATACGGAGCCAAAGACAAATGCCCGCGGGTATTCCGGCGAGGCGGTGTGTGTAGAGCCGGATGATTTCTGCTCCTACGGCGAGAGAAAGAAGGGCGCGGAGTAATGTTCTGTTGGATATTCACCCGCGCTGCACAAATGGAGGGCCACGAATTTACAGACGATGTAGCATACTGCTTCTGCTGGACAAAGAAACAGGCTATTAAGAGGTTCGGCCAGCTGTACGACGATGTAAAACCATTCGAGGTTGATAAGGTGGTGTTTGACCCATTCAGGCGGCTGCCGGTCGTGGTCACGGATTATTGAGGAGGTACGGAGCGATGGCGGAGATCACGCTGAAATACGTAGAGGGATATGAGGTACGCTGCCCGCTGTGCGGTACGCCGGAAAGCCAAAGCCCGGTACGCTATCCGGACGCGCAGAAGCCGGGGGAGAGATGGATAACGTGCAGCAAGTGCGGCATATCATACAAGTCGCTAGTGTGGCAAGCGGCGGGAGGCGGAGTTAAAGGCAATGCGCGGACGTTGGACGCGGTAGAGGTGGTGCGGTGCAAGGACTGCAAGCATTACGATCTGGGCGTATGCCTGAAAATTTACTCGGACGGCAACGTACACTCAGTGGCATGGCAGAAGCGCAAGCCGGAGGACTTCTGTTCCTACGGTGAACGAAAGGACGGAGCCAATGCAGAAGGGTGATATCGTGCGTGCGCGGTTTCTGACGATGCCGGAGCCGTTCCCCGGTGCCGGGGCGACAAAGGACAATCTGTCCCCTGTGCGCAAGGCGACGGTGGTGTATGTGCATCCGAAGGGGCGGTACATCGTGGCGGAGTGCGGCGGGGTGCGGGAGACGTTCTTCCCGGAGGAGGTGCTGACATGAGCGAATTCCCGGAACGGCTGAGAAAGCTGCGGGAGAGAAAGAGGCTGAAGCGGTATGTGCTGTCGGAGCGCTGTGGGCTGAATTCAGATGCTATACGCCGGTACGAGCTGGGGACGGCGAAGCCGACGATGGATGCGCTGAAGAGTATAGCGGATGAATTCGGCGTGTCGGTGGACTATCTGATGGGCAGGACGGACTATCCCTGCGTGGTAGATGTTGCCGAAAAATAATTTTTGAAAATTCCACTTAAAAGTGGAAAAATTGAAAAAACGCACTTTATCATGGGAGATGCAGGGGCGAACTCTGCATCTCCATTCTTTTTCTTTTCCCCCTTCTTTACCTGATGGGCGGGGCTTCGGCTCCGCCCGGAGGGAGCAATATGCGGCATAGGTGCCCCGTAAGGGGAGACCACAGCGAGTGACGGGGACTTTCCCTGAAGCGCTAAAGCAGGGCAGGACTGCAATGCCGCCCAAACAATGCGCTGGCAGACCGCTGTATGGGATGCGTCTCAAATAGTCTGCTTACTGCAAAGGATTTCGCCGTGGTGGACGCTATGTATGCTTGCGGGGCACATAGCTCACGGTGGGAGAATATTCAGGTGAGGCGAAAGCCGGGTACAGACGTGCCAATGACAAAGGCCAGTGGTGGGAGGCCGGTGCGTCAGACAAGGAAGGAAGTGAGCAAAATGGCAAAGGTAGGATGCCCGAGAAAATACCAAAGCGTCAAGCAAATGCAGAAAGCCATTGACGCTTACTTTGAGAGCTGCAAGGGAGAACCTATTATTGGCGATGATGGACAGCCCATTATGGACAAATACGGCAACGTCATCCTGATAGGGCAGAAGCCGCCCACGATAACGGGGCTTGCGTTGGCGTTGGGGTTTACGGGCAGACAAGCGCTACTTGACTATCAGGCGCGGCCTGAGTTTACGGACACGGTCACGCGCGCGAAGTCCATGTGCGAGGAATACGCGGAGGCGCGGCTGTATGACCGTGACGGCGCGAACGGCGCAAAGTTCAGCTTGAGCTGCAATTTCGGGTGGCGCGAGAAAGCGCCGGAGACTGACCGGCAGGAGATCGGCGTGGTGCTGATGCCGGAGGTCAGGGATGAGTAAAGCCACACTTTAAAAGGAGGCTTATTGTGGAGAATTGGAAAGTCATACATGGCACAGATGGTGCGTTAGATGTAAGCGATGCGGGTCGAGTAAGGTCGAACCTGCGCGATGGGCGCATACTTAAGCAACAAAAAGACAGTAAGGGCTATTGCCGTGTCCGTGTAACCATTAACAGGCGGAAATTCTCTCTTAAAGTACATCGTGAAGTCGCAAAGGCGTTTTTGGATAATCCACAACATTTGCCGCAGGTAAACCACATTGACGGTAATAAGGAAAACAACTCGGCATCCAATTTGGAGTGGATAAGCAATGCTGACAACGCCCGGCATGCGATTAAAACAGGGCTGTGGAGCAATGTGTTCGCGGCGTCTGAAAAAACGAACAGCGCAAGAAAAACTCCGGTTGTTGCAGAAAACGAAACAACCGGGGAACGATTGTACTTCGATAGTGTGTCGGACGCAGAAAGATATTTTAACAGCAGGCACATCTCGGATGTGCTCAAGGGGAAAAGAGATCATGTCGCCGGTCATCGGTTTTATAGGGAGGTGATGTGATATGAATACACCGAGTGTCGTTTGGCAGCCACAGGCCAGGCAAGCCGTCTTTATGGCAAGGCCGGAGTATGAAGCCCTTTATGGCGGGGCAGCAGGTTAGGCGGCGGCAAGAGCGACGCGCTGGTCATAGAGGCGCTGCGGCAGGTGCATATCCCCTGGTACAAGGCGCTGATCTTGCGAAAGACGTTCCCGCAGCTGCGGGAGCTGATCGACAAGACGCTGAACTACTACCCGCGGGTATACCCCAAGGCCAGGTATAACGGCAGCAGCCACACATGGCGGTTTCCCTCCGGGGCGCAGATCGTGTTCGGCAGCATGAACCGGCCGCAAGACAAGATACAGTATCAGGGGCAGGCCTATGACTTTATCGCCTTTGACGAGCTGACGCACTTTGCGCAGGAGGAATACGAGTATCTGAAATCCCGAAACCGGCCCAACGGGCCGGGGACGCGGGTGTATATGCGCTCCACGGCCAATCCCGGCGGCGTAGGCCACGGGTGGGTGAAGGAGCGCTTCATCACGGCGGCGGCGCCGATGCAGACCATCACGGAGGAGGCTGCGTGGTACACGCCGGACGGCAGGAAGCACATAGGGCAGCAGAAGCGGATCTTCGTGCCGTCCTCGGTATTTGACAACAAGATACTGATGGAAAACGACCCCATGTACGTCCAGCGGCTGGCCAGCATGCCGGAGGCGGAGCGGAACGCCCTGCTGTACGGCAATTGGGACAGCTTCGAGGGGCAGGTGTTCACGGAGTGGCGCAACGACAGCGAGCACTATATGGACCGGAAGAACACCCACGTGATCGCGCCGTTCCGGGTGCCGGAGGACTGGGTGATCTGGTGCGGACTGGACTGGGGCTATTCCCGGCCCTTTTCCGTGGGGTGGTACGCCGTGGACCGCAACAGGCGGATGTACCATATACGGGAGCTATATGGCTGCACGGGAACGCCTAACCGGGGCGTGATGTGGGAGCCAACAAAGGTGGCGCAGGAGATACGTAGGATCGAGGACGAGGACCCCAACCTGAAGGGGAAACAGATACACCGTGTGGGCGACCCGGCCATCTGGCAAAGCGACGGCACGGAGAGCGTTGGCGCGCTGATGGAGCGGCAGCGGGTGTACTTCGAGAAGGGTGACCACGCGCGGATCAACGGCAAGATGCAGGTGCACCACCGGCTGGCCTTTGACGAGGATGGAGTGCCCATGCTGTATGTGTTCAGCACCTGCAAGCATTTTATACGGACGGTGCCGAACCTGGTCTATGACCAGACGGACGTGGAGGACATCGACACCGACGGCGAGGACCACATCTACGACCAGCTGCGGTATGTGTGCATGCGCAACCCCATAGGGCCGCGGGAGGAATACAGGACGGTGGAGCGGCCGTATTCCCCGCTGGAGACAGAGGACGAGTACAGGCCCAGCCGGTACGCATTTTATCAAGTGTATTAAGGAGGAGCGCATGGAGAGATACGGTATCCCCGGCATCGTACCGGAGGAGCAGGACATGGCGCCGGAGATGGCGGCCATGCTGCTGCAGCGGACAGAGCAGACGCCCACCATCACGGACCGGGACGTGGAGCGGGGCATCGACCTGCTGACGAAGTACAAGGACGGCAAGAGCAACCTGGAAAACCGCATCGTCAACGACGAGCTGTGGTGGGAGCTGCGGCACTGGGAGGGCATCGGTCAGAGCAAGGCAAAGCGGGTGGACAAAAGCGGCAAGGAGGTCACGTCTACGCCGCCGGAGCCCAAGCCGTCCTCTGCGTGGCTGTTCAACACCATTCAGAACAAGCACGCCGACGCGATGGACAACTACCCGGAGCCGGTGGTATTGCCCCGGGAGCGCAGCGACGAGCAGAGCGCCAAGACGCTGAGCCAGATATTGCCGGTGGTGCAGGAGTACAACCACTTCGAGCAGGTGTACTCCGACAACTGGTGGGAGAAGCTGAAGCACGGCACGGCGGTGTACGGCATCTTCTGGGACCCGCAGAAGGACAACGGACTGGGCGACATCGAGATACGGGACATCGATCTGCTGAAGCTGTTTTGGGAGCCGGGCATCACGGACATCCAGAAGAGCCGGAACCTGTTTATCGTAGACCTGGTGGACAACGACCTGCTGGACAGCGAGTACCCGCAGCTGAAGGGCAAGCAGAAGGGCAAGGTCGTGGACGTGAAGGAGTACATCTACGACGACAACGTGGACACCAGCGACAAGAGCGTGGTGGTGGACTGGTATTACAAGGTCAAGACGCCGGATGGCAGGACGGCGCTGCACTACATCAAATTTGTAGGCTCCACGCTGCTGTACGCCAGCGAGAACGACCCGGAGTACCGGGAGCGGGGCTTTTATGACCACGGTATGTACCCGGTGGTGCTGGACGTAATGTACCCGGAGAAGGGCACGCCCATCGGCTTCGGCTATGTGGCCATCTGCAAGGACCCGCAGCTGTACATCGACAAGCTGAGCGCCAACATTCTGGAGAACGCCATGATGGCCACGAAAAAGCGTTTCTTTGTCAGCGACACCACGGCCATCAACGAGCAGGAGTTTTTGGACTGGAACCGGCCGCTGGTGCATGTGAACGGGCCGCTGGACGACGGGCGCATACAGGAGATCGTGACGCAGCCGCTTTCCGACATCTACGTGACTGTGGCGCAGATGAAGATCGAGGAGATGAAGGACACGGCGGCCAACCGTGATGTGAACTCCGGCGGTACCACCAACGTGACCGCGGCGGCGGCCATCGCAGCACTGCAGGAGGCGGGCAACAAGGCCAGCCGGGACATGATCGCCGCCAGCTATCGGGCGTATACGCAGATCAACACCCTGTGCGTGGAGCTGATGCGGCAGTTTTACGACCTGAGCCGCAGCTTCCGCATTACAGGTGAGGGCAGCGAGTACCAGTTTATCGACTTCGACAACACCGGCTTGCAGGACCAGGTGACCGGACTGGACACGATGGGCAATCCCATGTTCCGTCGGCCGGTGTTCGATCTGAAGATCAAGGCGCAGAAGAAAAACCCCTTTAGCCGCATGGAGCAAAACGAGCGGGCCAAGGAGCTGTACGCAATGGGCTTTTTCGCGCCGGAGAACGCGCAGGCCAGTTTGATCGCGCTGGACATGATGGACTTTGAGGGCATACAGACGGTGAAGGAGAAGGTCATGCAGGGGCAAACGCTTTTGAACATGGTGATGCAGATGAGCCAGCAGTTGGCAGCGATCACCGGCGTTCTCATGCCCCAGGAGGAGACGCAGTCAGGCGGCGGCACCAATACCGCAGAGAGCGGCGGAGGCGGCGGGAACGGCCTTGCAAGCGGCATCATGGAGGCGCAGACGCCCATGACCGGGTACGGGCAGGCGCTTGCCAAGCGGAGCACACCCAGCGTATGACAGAGGTGACGATGCACCGCGGGGACAGCTGCTCCGTCAGGTGCAGGGGACACGCCACGGGTGCACCGGACGTGTGCGCGGCGGTAAGCTGCCTCATGTACACGGCGGCTGGGTGGCTGCACAACACGCAGGAGGCGGAGCTGGTGTATGAAAAGCTGGACAGCGGTGACGCATACCTGCGTTGGCACGGCGGGGAATGGCTGTACGACCTGCTGAAGATCGGCTTTTTGCAGCTGGAAAAGGCGGCGCCGAAAAAAATTTCTGTAAAATTTTGAAAATTCCACTTTTAAGTGGAAAATTCAGAAAAAGCAATGGTACCGTGGGAGGTGCAGAGGCGAACTCTGTACCTCCCTTTTGTTCCGGGCGGCGGGGCGGCGGTTATGAGACACCGCTTCGCCGCAGGAACGGGGACGCCACACGGGAGCGACATGCCCGCGCATTATTAGGAGGACAAGATATGTACCTTTTTGACATGAGCCTTTGCCTGTTTGACGGCGAGGGCGGCGGGGCGGCAGCTCCCGCAGCACAGGGCGAGACACAAGCGAGCACTGGTACCACCCGCCAGGGCAAAACGGGCGCACTGAGCGACGTGAAGTACGGCAAACAGCCGGAGAGCGAAGCACAGACGGAGCAGCAGCCTGACGCCGGGGCTGAGGAGAAGGTGAAGGACGTGGAGACCACGTCCGACGCGCTGGAGGCCAAGAAAAAGGCTTTCAGGGAGTTGATCAACGGGGAGTACAAGGACCTGTACACCCAGGAAACGCAGCGGATGATCGACCGGCGCTTTAAGGAGGCGCGGGAGAATGAGAAGCGGATGAAGTCCTACCAGCCGGTGCTGGATACGCTGATGGAGCGTTACGGCATCGACGACGGGGACGCCGCACGGCTGCTGGAGGCCGTGGACAACGACCACGCCTACTGGAGCGAGGCCGCCGAGGAGGCGGGCATGAGCGAGGAGCAGTACAAGGAGTTCCGCCGGCTGAAGCGGGAGAACGCCGAGCTGCTGCGGAGCCAGCAGGAGCAGCAGCAGAACGAGTTTTTCCGGGCGCAGGGCGAGAAGTGGTACAAGGAAGCGGAGGCCATGAAGGGCAACCCCCTGTACCAGGGCTTCGACCTGATGCAGGAGCTGCAGAACCCGGAGTTTCTGAGCCTGCTGAAGGCCGGGACACCGGTGGAGCACGCCTACCGCGTGCTGCATTTTGACGAGTTGATGGGCAGCGCGGTACAGGCCGCGGCCGCCAGCACGGAAAAGAAGGTGGCAGACTCCGTCCGCGCAAAGGGCAATCGTCCCAACGAAAACGGCACCAACTCCAACAGCGCGTTCGTAACAAAGACGGATCCTTCAAAGCTGACAAGGGCAGACTTTGAAGAGATCGAGCGGAGAGTGGCAAGAGGCGAACGCATTTCGTTCTGATCTCTCACGGCTCCGCTGCGATATGCTGAAAGGAGCTATGAAACTATGAAGAATACCATTTGTGACCTGTACCTGATGCCGGTGGTGCTGAACCTGTTTGACGGCAACACCAACACCACGCTGGACCCCGGTCTCAGCGACGAGATGAAGACGTATTACTCTATGCGTCTTATCAATCTGGCCGAGCCGGAGCTGATCCATGACCAGTTTGGTCAGAAGCATCCCATCCCCAAGAACAGCGGTAAGACCATCGAGTTCCGCAAGTACGACAGCCTGCCCAAGGCGCTGGTGCCCCTGACCGAAGGTGTGACGCCTGCCGGCCAGAAGCTGAGCATGGGCGTCATCCGTGCGACCATCAAGCAGTACGGCGGTTACATCGAGCTGTCCGACATCCTGGAGCTGACCGCTATTGACAACAACCTGGTGCAGGCCACCCGTCTGCTGGCCTCTCAGGCCGGCCGTACCTCCGACACCATCACCCGCGAGGTGCTGGCAGGCGGCACCAACGTGGTGTATGCCGGCGGCGCCAAGGACAGAAGCGAGCTGGTGGGCGGCGACGCCACTGAGGCGAACAACAAGTACCTGAGCGTGGACGACATCCGCAAGGCCGTCCGTGCGCTGAAGGTCATGAACGCCCAGAAGATCAACGGCTATTTCGCGGGTATCATTCACCCCGACACCGCCTATGACCTGATGAGCGACAAGAAGTGGGTGGACGTGAAGACCTACTCCGACCCCGACGGTATCTACGAGGGCGAGATCGGCAAGATCGAGGGCGTCCGTTTCGTGGAGACCACCGAGGCAAAGATTTTCCACGCGCCTGACCTGGTGATCGCCGACGGCAGCAACGCCGCTGTGCGTGACCTGACTGTCAAGAGCGCGTCCGGCAAGGTCATCACCGTCAACGAGGCCCTGAGCACCAATCAGGCTGCCGCGCTGACCGGCCGCGAGATCTTGGTGGGAAGCGAGCTGATGGAGGTGGCGTCCGCGGCCGCGGGTGCTGCCGGTTCTGCTACCATCACCGTGAAGGACAGCCCCGCAACCACGCCTGCCGCGTCTGCCGTGATCTATCCCGGTGAGGGCGGCGCAAAGGGCCGTGACGTGTACTCCACCCTGATCGTGGGCGCTGACGCCTACGGCGTGACCGAGCTGGAGGGCGGCGGTCTGCAGCACATCGTGAAGCAGCTGGGTTCCTCCGGCACCGCTGACCCGCTGAACCAGCGCGCCACCGCCGGCTGGAAGCTGACCAAGGTGGCCGAGCGACTGGTGGAGCAGTACATGGTGCGTATCGAGTCCGCCTCTACCTTTGAGAGCGGCCTGATGAACTGACACACAAGCGGAGGGGGCATTGTCCCCCTCCGCACCGGACATGAGGAGTGATAAACATGGCAGAAAAGAAGCAGAGAACGCCTGAAGAAATGGAACAGGCATTGGCCGCGGCCAACGAGGCGCTGGAGCAGGCCAAGAAGGAGGCAGAGGACGCCAAGGAGGCCGCAAAGGCCGCCGAGGAGGTCATGCGCGGTATGTCTGCCAGAGAGGCGGACGACGGCATGGTATCGTTCTACGCTTTCAAGGACGACGACAGATACAAGGACGACATCGTGGTGGGGTTGAACGGCAAGGTGTACCGCATCCAGCGGGGAAAACACGTCCGTATCCCGCGGCCGGTATACAACATCATCCGCCGGTCGATGGCCCAGGACGCGGCCACGGCGGAGATGCTGGAGGAAAAGGCCCGGGAGTATGAGGCGGTCAAGCAGCAGCTGAACTGACAACTGCATACCACCGCGAGACCCAAAAACGGCTGTGACACGGCGCAGCAAGCGGAGAAGGACGTTATCCTTCCTGCTTGCTGTGCCGTTTTTTCACGGCAGAAAGGAGCGGACATGACGAGGACGATCCCTCTGAAAATCCAAAATGAGTATATCACCGGTGACAAGGTGCTCATCGGCGCGGCTGGCAGCCACAACGACGTGGTGCTGCGGATGGAGTTCTCCCCGATGTGGGAGGGGCTGACCAAGACGGTGCAGTTCCGGGACGCGCTGGGGGAGGCCACGATAGAGGTGCTTCTGACCGCTGACATGCTGGAGGCGGACGATACCAGCGTGTATCTTGCGCCGGTGCCAAACGGGGCCAAAAAGTACGCCGGTGAAATGACGCTGTGCGTCAAGGGCGCTACGGTGGCCGGGGGAAAAGAGACACGGGCCACAACGGCGGTGTACGGGCGGTTCACCGTGGGCGAGAGCAAGTGGGACACCAGTGCAGAGACGGAGCAGGACGTGTCGCCCACGCAGGCGGAGCAGCTGCAAGGGCAGATCGAAAACGTGCTTGCCACCATCGTGGACGCGCGAAAGGCGGCGACGGAGGCGGCGGCATCGGCGCAGAGCGCGGCGGAGAGCGCGGAGACCGCCACGGCGGCAGCCGAAAGCATAGGTAATGCCGTGGCGGCGGCGGCAAAAAGCGCGGCGGCGGCAGCGGACAGCGAAAAAAGCGCGGCGTACTGGGCCGGACAGGCACAGCAGGCCGCAGGCGGCGGCGTGGTGAGCTTCAACGGACGCGCAGGAAGCGTCGTACCGCAGGCGGGAGATTATAACAAGGGAATGGTCGGGCTGGGCAACGTGGACAACACCAGCGACCTTGCAAAGCCCATTTCCACGGCCACACAGACGGCATTGAACGCCAAACAGGGCAGCATCATCAAGGGCTCTGTGACGCTGACGGTGGCGGGCTGGGCGGCGGACGGCGACGACTGGAAGCAGCCGGTGACCATTGCCGGCGGCGCAGCGGGCAAGCAAGTGGATCTGGAGGCGGACAAGACGGCCATCAAGCAGATGCTGGACGACGGCACCAACGCTATCTATATCGCCAACAACAACGGGACATTCACTGCCTACGCTGTGGGCGAAAAGCCCACCGCAGACCTGATCGTTCAGGTGACGGTATACGACGTGAAGGAGGTAAGCTAACGATGGTTATTATCGGTAAATCGCAAATAGCGGGGGGGGGGGGGGTACTGCTAAACGATTAGAGTTCGAATATACCGGTACCTATAATGAACGCCTTGAGGATGGCGTGGTAGAGCTGCTGACAAGTGGTGTGCTGACGGTCAAGAAGGAAGCGGCCATTGATGCCTTTTTAGTTGGAGGGGGTTCTTCTGGACGGTCAGGGTCGAGGGCCACTTCTGGTGCCATTGCTGGTGGAATTGGCGGAAGTGGGGGAACTACCAAAACTCTATTGAACATCATACTAAGAGTAAACACAGAGTATCCTATCGTTATCGGTGCTGGTGGCGCTGCAACTTACACACCCGACAATGGCGGTCTCAGCGCAAATCCCGGAGGAGATACTGTCGCTTTCGGCTCTACTGCTGCTGGCGGAACGGTGACTTCGGGAGGTTCAGGAGGAGGTGCTGGCGCGAGGGTAGCAAAAGCGGCAAACGGCGGTTCGGACGGTGCTGATGGGGGTAGTTCCTCCTCAGGTTCCTCCTCAGATAAAGGCGGTACTGGTCAGGGCACCACAACGCGAGAATTTGGCGAAGCCACTGGCAAACTGTATTCTGGCGCTGGCGGAGGCGGGGATGGTTATTCGGGTAGTTATTACGGGAGTGTTGGTTTAGGGGGAGAGGGGGGAGGAGGAAACGGTGCACCCAGGTCTGGTTCAGGCTCTAATGGAACTGATAACCTCGGCGGGGGTGGTGGAGGCGCTGGAGGTTCAGAAATTTATTTAGGACGCTTTTCTTATTCAGGGGCTGGCGGTTCGGGCATCGTCTGCATAAGGCTACACAAAGAATAAACACGGCCTCCGTTTCGGAGGTCGGGAACGGAGGTTTATATGGCAATTACAGGCAGAGCGGTGACAGCAGGGGGCGGCGGAATTGCCAATCGGCTGGATTTCACCTACACGGGCGGTACATTCAATGAGCGTACCGCAGACGGTGTAGTGGAGTTTTTGGAAACCGGTATCCTTACGATGAAAAAGGATACGTATGTGGATGTATTCATGGTTGGCGGTGGTGCCGGTGGTGTGTCTATTGGAACATCCAGCAACGGCGGAGCCGGAGGTAGCGGTGGATGCACAAGAACTATTGTAAACGCTTTGTTGCGAAAAGGGGTGGCATACCAAGTTGTTATTGGCGCGGGCGGCACCGGTGGCGGCAACTCCGGCGGGGAGACTTCGGCTTTTGGTTACACAGTTACAGGTGGAACTGTTGCTAACGGCGGCTCTGGCGGCGGTAAAGGCGGCGTTTCTGCAAGCGGGGAGACGAACGCCGGAGATGGCGGGTCAAACGGATCGGATGGTGGGAATGTCGGATCCCCGACAACCGGAAACCCCGGAAAAGGACAAGGAACCACTACGCGAGAGTTTGGCGAAGCAACCGGAAAACTGTATTCCGGTGGTGGTGGCGGTGGTAAAGGAATATACGGAAGCTTTGGAACTGCGGGAGCTGGCGGTGAAGGGGGCGGCGCAAATGGAAATTCCACAACTGACGCTACGGCTAATACCGGCGGCGGCGGTGGCGGCGGGAAAGCATCCACTGGTAGTTCCAGCCCCGGCGGTAAAGGAACTGCTGGCGGCAGCGGTATCGTGTGTATCCGCCTGCACCAAGACGACCCCACTGAGAACGTGCTGAGTGGAACGTGGAGGTTTAATGACACTCTTACCATGCCGAGTACCTTGTTTACAGAAAACTTCGATTATGACGGGACAGTTGCCTATGCTGGCTCCAGTTTTTATGGCGTGATGGGCGCAAGAGCATTCTCTGGCACAACCGATCTGTGCTTTGGGCATAACTCCGGTGATTTGTCGACAAATTATGTACTGGTATATGACTTTACACATAACATGTGGAGGCAATCAACAGCAAAAACCATAAAATTCTGGAATCGCTATCAAGTAGTTTCTCCGGAGTTCTACGCATGGTTCACCGCAAACGCCACCAAGATTTCGGATTAAGGAGCGTGATTAAGTGAGATACGCATTAGTGGAAAACGGTGTTGTTACGAACATCATCGAAATGGACAAGCGGAACGAGCAGTTCTTTCCCTCGGCGGTGTACACAGGCGACCGGCCTGTGGGCATGGGCGACACGTACACGGAGGGAAAGTTCTACCGTGACGGCAAAGAGGTGCTGACGGCACTGGAGGAGGCCAACAACGAGATAGACAGCCTGACGCAGCAGCTGGGCGAGGCTGTGGAAACCATCTATCAGGCGGATATGAATACTATCGGTTAAGAAAGGAGAACGACTATGTACAACATTATGACGAAGCTCATCAACAAGCGGTTCTACAAGACCCGTGAGGAAGCGCAGCAGAAGTGCGACGTGTTTTACGCCGTGGGGCGCATCACGGACGAGCAGTACACGGACCTGTGTGCGCTGATCGAGAGCGTGTACGCAGAATAAAGGGCGGGGAGAATTACTCCCCCCGCTGGATGTAGGCTTCCTCGGCATCGAGCTGTGCCTGTTTGAGCGCGGCAACGGCCTTTTCAAGCTGTGCAATGGCGTCGGTGACGGCGTTGAACAGGGTGAAATACTCGGGCATGGGAACACCTCCTTTCTGCAAGCAGGATAGCACAGGAGGCGTGTCAGAAACGGTCGAAGGGTGTCGAGGGTGCAAAAATAATTTGAGAGGAGATCGCGGCGAATGGAACCGTGGGTACAGCAGATCGCCGTACCGCTGGCGGTAGCGGTGCTGACAAGCAGCGGTTTGTGGGCACTGGTATCGAAGCGGGCGGACAAGAATAACGCAGAGTGGAAGATGCTGGTGGGGCTGGCGCATGACCGCATCATCCATCTGGGCATGGTGTACGTGACAAGGGGGTACATCACGCAGGACGAGTACGAAAACCTCAATGACTATCTGTACCAGCCGTATGAAAAGATGGGCGGCAACGGCAGCGCAAAACGGGTCATGGAGGAAGTAAGGAAGCTGCCCATCAAGAGAGAGGCGTAAAGCCGGAAAGGAAGAAATATGAAGCTGAACAACAAGACCTATGACATCATCAAGTGGGTGGTTATGATCGTGCTGCCCGCCCTTAGTGCCCTGTACGTGGGACTGGGCGGCATCTGGGGCTGGCCGTACATCGAGCAGGTGGCGGGGACTATCTCCTGCATTACCGTGTTCCTTGGCGCGCTGCTGGGCATTTCCAGCGCCAGCTACAAGAAATCTACGCTGGATGAGGAGGCCATGTAAATGGCCGCCCCGAAAGTCTACCTGTCCCCGGCTATGCACATGGCAAACCCCTGTGTATATCCGCGCCCGGATGGGAAACAGTGCTATGAGGCACTGGAGAACAACGAGTACATCGACATTCTGGAGCCGATCCTGAACCGCTGCGGCATTGCCACTAAGCGCGGGTACCGGCGCACCCCCATGAACGGCGACAACGGCGATGCCATCATGAAGCAGAACGTGAGGGAAAGCAACGCATGGGGCGCGGACGTGCATTACGTCAGCCACACCAACGCCATCAGCAACGGCGCGGAGCAGACACGGGTGAGCGGGTGCAACCCCATGTACTACACTTATTCCAGCAAGGGGAAGAAGTTGGGCGAGATCATGGTGAAATACCGCAAGCAGGTGTACCCCGGCAAGGTGACGCTGGTGCCAAACGCCAAGTGGTACGAGCTGCGGGTGCCGAACGCGGTGAGCTTTTACGAGGAACACGCTTTCCACGACAACCCCAACGACATCGGCTGGTGGCACGAGCACATGACAGAGGTGGCGGAGAGCGCGGCGAAGGGGCTGTGCGAGTGGTTCGGCATCCCGTATGTGGAGGAGACGAAGCCTGCGGAGCCGTTGGAGCCTATGACCCCCGGCGAGCTGCTGGTGAAGATCATGAACAGCACAGGAACGTGCGGCACGTGGGAGATCGTGAAGTGAGGTGAAGACATGACGGTTACAGATACTCTTTCGCAGGCGGACGAGCTGCGGCTGAACACCATAAGCGACGAGCAGAAAGCGGCGTGGGTGATCGGGCTGGACCAGCAGATCGGGGAGAGGATCGATATGGCCTCCTACGTACACAGTTGGCCGGCGGGCGACGGGGAGCTGCTGCTCCCCGCGCCCTACGACCGGGTGTATGTGCTGTATCTGTGCAGCCAGATCGACTACTACAACAACGAAACGGCGCTGTATGGCAACGACAAGGCGGTGTATGACGAGGCGATAAGTGAGGCAATGGCGTGGTGGCGCCGGCAGCACTGCCCGGACAACACCGGGAATGTGCAGGTGATGGGATGAGACTGGCAAGCCTGCCCTATTCCCTGAACCCCAACAAGGTGGAGATGGTGCAGATGCGAGGCATCAACTGGTCGGACGCCATACAGAACGGCGATTTGCGGGACAGCCTGAATTTGTCAGCCAGACGGTGGCCGTACATCACCACGCGGAAGGGACGGTTGAAGCAGACCGGGTACCAGAACGTGACGGCGCTGACATCGTGGGACAAGCTGGTGGCGGTGCAGGGGACCTCCCTGCTGTACGACGGGCAGACGGTGGGCACGGTGACGGCGGGCAAGAAGCAGTTTGCCGTGGTGAATACCAAGATGGTGATATGGCCGGACAAGGTGTATCTGGACATCAAGGACCAGACCGTAAAGCCGCTGGCGGTGGAGGTGACGGGCAGCAAGGCCACGTTTGCCACCAACAAAATAACCGTGAACGGCTGGGCGGACCTGACCACGAAGTTCAAGGCGGGAGACGGCGTGACACTTTCCGGCTGTACCTCCAAGACGGAGAACAACAAGGATTTTGTCATTAAGGCGGTCACCTCCAACACGATCACGGTGGCGGACAACACGTTTACGGCGGTGAACGAGGCCAGCACCAGCATTAAGATCGAGCGAAAGATACCGGACCTGGACTACATCTGCGAGAGCGAAAACCGGCTGTGGGGCTGCGACAACGACACGCAGACCATATACGCCAGTGCGCTGGGCGACCCCACGAATTTTTACGTGTATGAGGGACTATCCACAGACGCCTATACGCTGGCAGTGGGCACGGAGGGGAAATTCACCGGCTGCTGCAAGCTGAGCTCTTCGGTGCTGTTCTGGAAGGAGACAAAGCTGCACAAGATGCTGGGCAGCTATCCGGCGGAGTACGCCATGTACACCTACGAAATGGAGGGCTTGCAGGATGGATGTCAGAAAAGCCAGCAGGTGATCAACGACACGCTGTTCTATAAAGGCCCTCACGGGGTATACGCCTATTCCGGCGGCACGCCGGTGCTGATCAGCGACAACTTCGGCGAGAAGGAGTTTACCGATGCGGTAGCCGGCAACGACGGCGACAGCTACTATCTGAGCGTGAAGGACGGCGCGGCGCACCGGCTGATGGTGTACGAGACCAAGACCGGGATATGGGTGCTGGAGGACGGCACGGAGGCGGTGGACTTTGCGCGGCTGGGCAAGAAGCTATACATGCTGGCGGACGGCGACGTGTACCTGCTGGATGGCGAGGACACGCCGCAGACGCAGGAGTGGATGGCGCAGTTCGCCCCCATGTATGAGACCATCGACGGCAAGAAAGCGTATTCCAAGATACTGATGCGGCTGGAGCTGCCGAAGGGCAGCTACATGACGGCACAGATGCGCTGCGACGGAAAGCCGTGGCAGACGTGCGGCAAGGTGGTGGGCAAGGAGCACAACGTGACCAGCCTGCGGCTTGCGGCCAACCGGTGCGACAAATTTGAGCTCAGGCTGGAGGGCAAGGGCCCGTGCACCATACTGGGCATATCGAGAGCGTTTATGGTGGGGAGTGATGTGAAATGATCGTTTTCCCGGAGAGCATAAACGAGCTGCCGAAGGAGAACCCGTCAGATGCGCTGGACATAACGGAAAACTACATTAAGTACATGTGCCAGCGCATTGACTGGGCAATGGGCAACGTGACAAAGAACGTCAGCAAGGCGGGCGTGTCCAACGCGGAGATGTACATTCTGCTGACGGCGCTGCAGAATACGGTATCCGCCCTGCAGAGCACGGTGAACAGCCAGGGGGCCAGCATATCGGCGCTGACGCAGAGCGTGACGATACTGGGCAACGACTACACGGCGCTGGAGCAGAGAGTGGCGGCGCTGGAAAACAAGACATAAGGAGGATGCCTATGGCTATACGGAAAAACAAAAAAGCGACGACCGGCAGTGTTATGGGCGCAGTAAGCGGACTATTCGGCGACCCGAATAACCGGAGCAACATGGCGGACGCCGTCGCCATGAAAAAGGCGGCAATTAAAAACAACGCGGTCAATGGCGCCCTGGCGGGCGCAATGGGCGGCGCTGTGGGCGGCGCACTGAACTACGGGAACAGCGGCGGCAATTCCGGCGGGGGCTACACGCGGGTGGAAATGCCGGTAGATGTGGGCGCACTTCCCACCTTCAACAGCTCGTATCTGGATCAGCTGAATGCTTTGGCGCGGCAGCTGACCAGCATGAACTACGAGGACTGGACAAAGGGCAGCCAGTACCAGTCGCTGGCGGATCGGTATGGCAACAACGGACGGATGAGCATGCAGGACGTATTGGGGCAGGTGGCCGCCCGCACCGGCGGCTTGGCCTCCAGCTATGCCACCACGGCGGCGCAGCAGCAGTACAACCAGTACATGGCGCAGCTGGAGGAAGTGGCGCGGCAGATGTATTCCCAGGAGCGCGGCGACATTATGGACACCGCCAATTTGTACCGCAATCTGGCAAACGACGAGTACGGCCGCTATCGGGACAGTTTGGCCGATTACAATGATCGTCTGGCGGCGGCACAGAGCGCGGCACGGAGCGCATACAGCGGCAGCGGATACGCCGGCACGACAAGCATTGACCGGCTGAAAAGCCGCAGCGGCAACGGTGGCTCCGGCGGCAGCGGCAACGCAAGATACAGCAGCAGCACGGCACTGAACCTGGCCACCAGCAACGCAAGGACCACCAGCGGTCAGGTGATGGCGCTGGAGGCTATGTACGAAAACGGGAACATCACAAAGAAGCAGTACAGCGATCTGGTATACGCCGTGAAGAACCCGGGGAAATAAGGAGGGCGCGATGGGCTGGAAGCAGACATTTCAGAAGAAAATGAAAGCTGCGGGGATGGAAAACGACATCCCCGCAGCAAGCCGGACAAACCGCAATGCAGACAGCGGCGGGTGGCAGGATAAGTTCCGCAGCAAAATGGAAGCTGCCGGCATGGGCGGCGACATTATCCGCACCGGCGGCAGAACGGCGGCGGATGTAGCGCCCAGTACCTATAAGCCGGACACGTCTATGCTGGTTACGCCGAGCGTGCCTGCGGGGAACACAACAAGTGCGGCGGGGAAATATAACGTGGGCCAGGGCTTGGCAAAGGCCGGACAAATGGGCCTGACACAGATCGCCAAAGTGGGCAGCTCTGCCGGCGCATGGATAGAGAACCTGCTGGGTGATTTTGCCCGGGAAGGCTCCAACGGCTACTGGGACCCGGACACCAGCAACTGGCTTTTCAATCGCTGGAACCGGGCTATTGACGCGGAGGCGCAGGGGGTGCAGCAGCGGTACGCGGAAAACACGGCACGCGGCGGGAAAGCGGCGCAGGTTTTTGAAGACCTGGGTGCGGCGACGGTGGCGGCGGTGCCGCAAGCCATTGCGGCGCTGTTTACAGGCGGCGCCAGCGCGGCGGCGCAGGCGGGCGCACTGGCGGAAAACGCGGCGGCTTCCTCCGGCCTGGTAAGCACCATTTCCCGCAGTATGCGGGCAATGGCGAAAGATCCGAACTTCCAGCTCTCCTTTGCACAGGTATTTGGCCCCGGCTATGAGCAGGCAAAGGCGGACGGCGCGGACGATTTCCGCGCATCCGTGTACGCCATCGGCAACGGACTGATGAACGCCGCCGTGGAAGTGGGCGGCGGTATCCAGACGCTGCCCCGTGAATTGCAGAACGGCGGCAACGCATGGAAAACATGGGTGGACGCCATGCTGGACGAGGGCAAGGAGGAAGTGGTGCAGGGCGTGATCGAACGCGCCACGCAGAACGCCGTCTATGGACGGGACAACCCCCTTGTCGGTATCGGCAACGGCGCCATCTTCGACCCGGCGGCAGCGGCGGAGGAATTTGCCGGCGGCGCTGTGGTTGGCGGTATCCTGGGCGGCGGACAGGTGGGCGTGAACACCCTTGCCAACCGCGCAGCATACAACGCGGCCAGAGCGCAGTATGATCGGGACGTGCGGCAGAACACCGCGCCGGAGATGGACGGCAGGACGGCGGAAGCCGTGGAGGCGGTGACCCGGGGCGAGACGATCACCGGCAACCAGGCGGCGGCCATTGCACGGGACCCGGTGGCCGTGGAGACGCTGGAGGCCAGCACCGGGGTAAAGCTGGACACGGAAAAGCCCATCAGCCAGCTCAAACGTGAAATTATCGCCCTTGCAAGCCGCGAGACAGCGCAGGAGCAGACACAGCGCACCACGGCTATCCCCCAGACGCAGAAACGCGCACAGAAAGCTGTGGGCGGCTTTATGGAGGCGGGGCAGAGAGCGTATCAGCAGGTGCGGGAGGCAAGCGGCAGCGGCGCGGAGGTGTACGCAGGCTTTTCCGCCATGTACAACGCGGGGCTGAACGGCGTTGAGGCGGACAAGGCCAAGGGCAAGTACGCGGCGAAGCTGACGCCGGAGCAGCGGTACACGGCGTACAACGCGGGGCTGGAGGACGCCAGGGCGCAGGTGGCACGGGAAAATGCGGACGCAGCATACGTGACCACCACGGCGGGGGCCGGTCTGGCGGACAATGCCTACAGCCGGTACATCATCGCAAAAGACAAGGGCGCGGCCTCGACGCTGAACACCATCGGCAAGAAGCTGGGCGTGCGTATCGAGTTTGTGGACAGCATTATGGATGGGCAGGCCAACGGCCAGTACATCAGGGAGAAAAACCTGATCCAGATCGCGGCGGACAGCACGAACCCCATCTATGAGGTGGCGGGGCATGAGGTCACCCACCGGATGCAGGACCTGTCACCTAACGAGTACCGGGCGTTCCGGCAGGCGGCGATAGAGTACCGCATGCGGGAGAACGGCGCGGACACGGAAACGGAGGTCGTGCAGCGGTACATGGAGGCGGCGGAGAGAGCCGGCGTAACGCTGACGCAGGACGAAGTGATGGACGAGATCGCCGCGGATTTCGCGGGGCGGATGATCGAGGACACGGATCTGTTCGCACAGTTTGCCAAGGACAACCGCACGGCGGCGCAGAAGCTGTTGGACGGGCTAAAGGAATTTCTTGCCAAAGTCAAGGCTATGTTCACCGGAAAGGCAAGAGACAACGCGGCGATGGATGCCTACGGCAAGACCTTCGGAGAGCTGGAGGACATTGCGCAGAAGTGGCAGGCGGCTTTTGACGCGGCGGAGCGGCAGGCGGAGAAAACAAAAACCGCCGCCGGTGATGGCGACGGGCGGATGATGCTGAAAAACTATTCCTACGACGCACTGGTGCGAAAGCCGGATATGACGCTGGCGGTGGTGGAGGACGCGGACGGACTCACCCGCAAAGAAGTGATCGACAAGGCACTTGAGGAGGCAAAAAAGTACGGCGGCGTAAATCAGAATGGGAATGTGTACGTACACGTCAACGATACGGACGCGGATGTGGTCATCAGCGCAAAGGCGTTGCGGCACGGGCTTGACCGTAGATTTACTGTCAATGCACCGGCTACTTTGAAGGTGGGCGAGATCTTGCAGAATGCGGTGCGCGTCAATGAGCTGGTGCCGAAGCTGGACACCGTGGACGCAACGTATGTGCTGATGGGTGCGGCCAAAAACAAAAACAACGAACCGTACATCGTACAGTTCGTTGTAAATCGTGCCTCCAACGAGGTCATGTCCGTGGATGTTCTGTATGCGATAAACGCAAAAACAGAACCGGCCGGGAGCTTATCCCCAGAGATCACGGGCGTACCCGCTACTCTAACCGGTTCCAGTATAAGTATAGCCGATTTGCTTACGTATGTCAACCGGTATTTCCCGGACGTGCTGCCGGAGAGTGTTCTGCGGCATTTCGGCCACAGCGAGAGACCGGCGGGCAAGCTGGGCGAGGGAGCACTGTTCTCACTGAAAGCGCCTGTGGAGGAAACAAAAAACCTGCTGGCGCTGCATAACCTGACAGAGAAGAACTTGCTGGATGCCGCAAAGCTTGGCGGACTTCCCATGCCGAGTATTGCCATCGTAAAGGCAGACGAAGGCCACGGCGAGTACGGCGATATTTCGTTTGTGTTCAGCAAGGATACCATTGACCCGCAGCTGTTTCGCAGCAACAAGGTATACGGTTACGACGCATGGACACCAACTGCCCCGCGAATTGAATATGAGGTAAATGAGAAATCCGCCAAGAAAATCCACGACCTGTTTTACCGTATGGAGCGGGCGAAAGGCAGGAGCTTTGCAGACCCCTTATATTCCGTGGCAAATACGCTGGAGGACGAGCTGAACCGGAAGGGCGGCGTAGATAAAGTTGTCGGAGCTATGCGCGACGACCCGCGCGTGATGAACATTTATCTGGAAGATACCGGGCGGGGTGCGGCAGAAAACGTAATGAAGCGCGAAGTCACACGCATGGACGATAACCAGCAGGAAATGGCATCGTTCCTGATCCGCGAATTGGGGGAGAGCACTGTAAACGATTTTCGCGCAAAGGGCGGCGAGTCGCCTATTGCGGCAAGAAAACTGTGGTACAAGGAACACGGTGAAGCGCTGAACGCCGCACTGCAAAAACACTACGAAAAGCTGGGGCTACCTTCAAAGGATGCGGCCGATGTGGTAAACGCAGAAACCTTTGCGGCAAAGATGCGGTATATGTTGGATGCGCGGAAATATCTGGCCGGTAACACGGAAACTGTGACGGAAGAAGTGGACAGGGACGCCACCAACGAAGCTATCCGCGACAAGGTAAATCAGAAGGAGTACGAGCAATGGCTGGATAATCTGTTTGACGGTGTTGTAAAAAACGAGGGCATTTACAACGGTAAGGACTACTATACATCCTCCGGCAATCGCAGGAGTTTTTCGGCAACGCACTATGAAATCACGCTGGAAAACATTGTTAAGGCGATGAAGCAAGGAGATCAGAAGGGCGCCAACACATTCTTTGGTGGCCAGGCAATTTGGGGTGTTGCGTCAAAGGATTACGGCTCTATTGACGAGATCAAGGCCGACTCCGGGCGGCTGCAGAAAATGACCGAGGAAGAATACAGCGCTATCCGGCAGAAGTATTCTGAACGCCTTGCGGAGCTGACCAACGAGATCAAGGATCCTGCAGCAAGGAATGAGTTTATCGCATCGGACGATGCGGCGTCGGCTATTGTAGAGACGCTGCGTACAAAACGGACTGTGGCGGGAATTGATAAAGAGCTGCGGACATACCCCACGCTGCAAATCAAACCGGATACGGCGGAAAAAGTGCTGCAGCTGTATAAAGACATTTCCAATATGCCGACCGGGTATTTCGAGGCAAAGCCGCAAAGAGCCGTAGGTTTTGATGAAGTGTTGGCGGCGGTCATTCCTAACGACGCCAGCGCAGAGGTAAAGGCAGCGCTGGAAAACGCCGGTGTGCGGAGGATCGAATACACAAGCGGAGACGAAAAAGCACGGCTGGATGCCGTGAACAGCGTAGAGGGTGCCAGATTTCAGCTGCGGAGTACGGCGGACATTGAACAGGAGGTGCGGGACCTGAAACGGGAGCGCACGGTACTGGCCAGCCGCAACCGCGCATTGGAGCAGCGGGTGCAGGAGCTGAAGGGCGAAATGCGCATAAGCAAGGAACCCTCTGTGGTGCTGCGGGACGTGAAAAATCTAGGGCGCGAGACCATACGCAAGTACGGCAGCGACGTGAAATACGGAGACATTCAGGCCGACATGGAGGCGCTGGGCAAGGCTGTGATGAAGAAAGACGTGAGTATGGCCGACCTGATGCCCTATGCCAGAAACGCGGCGACGGCCATCGTGGACAACACGACGGAGCTTACGGAGCACGGCGCGGAGCTGCTGGAGATCAAAGATTACCTGAAGCGGCAGAAGATCCTTTTCAACGGGGAGATGGACCACTACAACGAGTTCCGCAAGCGGTACATGGGAACGCTGAAGCTGAACAAGTCGGAGGGCTTGCCGGTGGACACCATGTACGAGGAAATGACGGAGATGTTCGGCGAGGGCTATTTCCCCAGCGACGTGTATACCGAGGCGGACAAGCTGCAGCAGATCGCGGATGTGCTGGACAGCATGGACAGCATTTTTGAAAATCCCTTTGACAGCTACCGTGACGCAGCCATTCAGGAGATCGCCAACGACATCATTGACGGCATGATCTCTGATCAGGTGCGGCAGAAGAAGACCTTTGCCGACCGGCGGGAGCTGGAGAAGCAGGAGGCCGTGGGCCGGGTGCGTGAAATGCTGACAAAGGAGCGGGAAAAGCGACGGGACATGGTGAAGCGGATGCGCCGGGAGTACAGCGAGAAGACACAGAAGGGCCGGGAGAAGCGGTACGCCGCGGAGATGCGTGCAAAGATCGCCAGACACACGGGGCCTTTGTCCGAAAAGCTGCTGCGACCCACGGACAAAAAGCACATTCCGGAGGAGCTGCGCGTGGTGGTGGCCGATCTGCTGCGGAACATCAACCTGGAGAGCGCATACAGCTACGACGAGAACGGACGGCTGCGGAAAAACGCCGGCGGCGACCCGACCCGACGGACGCAGGAGGCCGTAAAGCTGAAAAAGGCATACGAGGACATCATTGCCCGTGAGGCGAACATGGTGGTGGACCCCGATTTGCTTGACAGCGGCGGTCTGCTGGACAGCCTGGCGGCGCTGGGCGGAAAGCGTATCGCCGACATGAACGTGACGGAGCTGGAGACCGTATGGAATGCGGTGCGGGCCATCGAGGCCACGCTGACCAGCTACGACCGGACGCTGGCGAACCAGAAGTACGCACGGACCAGCGAGTGGGCGGACAGCCTTATGATGGGCAGCATGAGCCGGAAGCGGCGGAACCGGAAGATCTCGCTGGATATGGCGGACCCGTATACGTTCTTCTCCGCCTACGGCGACGGCGGCATGCAGGTATACCGGACGCTGCGGAACGCGCAGGACCGGGAGCATGTGATGCTGACGGAGCTGCGGGACGCGGCTAAAAAGTTCCTGGATGCGGACGTGTACAAAAACCGCTTTGAACGGCACACGTTCACCACAAGCCGTGGCGTGGAGCTGACGCTGACCAACGAGCAGATCATGAACCTGTACAACCTGGCAAAGCGCGGTGAGCAGGCCATGAACCACCTGATGGTGGGCGGCATCGTGCAGCCGGAGATCAAGCGGGACGGCAAACTGAAAGCCATCCCCCGCGGGACGGAGAACATCCTGCTGACGCTGGAGGACGTCAAGGCCATCACCTCCGTGCTGACACCGGAGCAGATCAAGGTGGCGGACGGCCTGCAAAAGCTGGCCAGCACGAAGCTGGCGGAGTGGGGCAACGAGGCCAGCATGGCGGTGTACGGCTACCGCAAGTTCATGGAGGCGCACTACTGGCCCATCAAGACGGCGAAAGAGGCCACGGCATCCAGCGTGGAGAAGGGACCGGACATCGCCAGAGAGATCAAGAATATGGGCAGCGCAAAGGCCCTGACGCCAAACGCCAGCAACGCGCTGGACATCGGCGGCGTGTATGACGTGTTCGCGCAGAACGCCAGCGACATGATCAAGTACGCCACGCTGCTGGCCCCGATGGAGGACATCAACCGGCTGTACAACTACCGGTACCGGGACAGCATGGGCAACCTGACCGGGAAGAACGTGCGGCAGGTGCTGTCCGGCGTGTACGGCGACGCGGCGCAAAGCTACTGGCGAAACCTGATGCGGGATGTGCAGAACGGCATGGTGAAGAACGCCAGCGCCACCACAAGGGCCGTGGAGCGCATCGTGGGCAACACGAAGGGCGCCGCGGTGGGTGCGAACCTGCGCGTGGTCATCCAGCAGCCCACAGCGTACTTCCGGGCGGCGGTGGTGCTGGACCCGGAGAACATGGCGAAGGGCCTGGGCAACGGCGTGACCAAAGGCAACGGATGGGACAAGGCACGAAAGTGGGCACCCATTGCGGGCATCAAGGACACGTCAGGCTTTGACCAGGGCAGCCGGTACACCATCGCACGGGAGGTATACGGCACGGACGGCGGCTTTATGGAGTGGCTGAGCGACAAGAGTATGTCACTGGCCGGGAAAGCCGATGCGATGACGTGGGGCAAGATCTGGAACGCCTGCGAGTGGCAGGTGGCGGCGGACACGAACCTGGAGGTTGGCAGCGATGCCTACTATCAGCAGGTGGCGGAGGTGTTTACGGACGTGATCGACCAGACGCAGGTGGTGGACGGCATCATGCAGCGGACGCAGATCATGCGGGACAGCGACGCGCTGACGCGGCAGGCCACGTCTTTTATGGGTGAGCCGCTGAAAAGCCTGAATATCCTGATGCGGTCCTACGATGCATGGGTGTATGAAACGAACCCGCAGAAGCGCAGCAAGGCGCTGAAGCAGCTAAAGCGGGCCGTGGGCGCTTTGCTGGTGACGGACGTGGTGAACGCATTGGCACAGTCCATCGTGGACGGCCTGCGGGACGACGACAAGGATAAGAAGTACTGGGAGCGCGTTCTGGAAGCCTTTACCGGCATTACAGGGGAGGAAAAGAACTTTAGCGAGGCTGTCAAGAACATCACGCTGCAGGGCAATGTGAAGGGCAACATCACGCTGGTAGGCCGTATCCCCTACGCCAAAGACATTATCTCCATTCTGCAGGGCTACACCGTAGACCGCATGGATGCCGGAGCGGTGGACGACATCGTAAGGGCCACCAAGTCCATGATCTCCAGCGCCAACGGACAGGGCAAAAAAACGGCGGCGTACAACGTCAAGCAGTTCCTGACCGTGGTCAGCAAAATCTTTGGCGTCAGCGTGGCGAACCTGGGACGGGATACCTGGGCCATTGCCAGAAGTATTGCCAGCGAGACCGGAAATGTGCGGCTGATGTTCGAGATGGAAAAGGCCATCTACCGCATGGACAAGAGCGCCGGGAACCGGAAAACGTGGTGCGAGCTGCTGTACCGGGCGCAGAAAGAAAGGGACACCGAAACGGCGCGTCTGATCTACAGGGAGATGCTGGCGCACGGCTATGAGGAGGCGGACGTGCGGCAGGGCGTGGAGGCCATTATGAAGCAGGAGCAGGGCGTAAACTCTGTGAAAGAACTGAGAAACCGGTGGATGGCACCGTAAAACAAAGAAAGGAGCAACGGGCGATAGGCGCAACCATCCTATGGCACCATCCCGCCGCAAGGCGGTCCGCAGGCCTGCGTAAGCAGGATGAACCAGCAGCACAGGGAAATCCGCGCCATGCTGAAGGGCATGGCACCCAAAAGGGCTATCGCATGGATCCAATCTTTTGAGTTACCACAAGAGGAAGCCCAGTGTATCGCGGAGTGCGATGTGCGGCGTCGCAGCTGCGTGGAGCAGGCATTTTGCATGAACGTGTCTGTGGACGTGGTAAAACGATGCCGGCGAAGGGCATACCGGAAAATTGCAGACGGGCTGAACGCAGAAAAAAGCCACACCTGAAAAGGTGTGGCTTTTTATTTGCCGCCGAAAGGGGGACGGCGGCGTGTGTTGGGGGGGATAGCCTGATTATACGGCGAAATAAGTAAAAACGCAATAGAGACGCGCTGATTTTTAACGCGCACTTATCAGCCACTTTATCGCCACTTTGAAATGGGCATATCCCTGTATGCTTACAGTAAAGAGAGGTGGTCGTGATGTTTGTGCGCTATAACCCAAACCCGGCGGGTAAAAACGTGGGGGATTGCCCGGTTAGGGCCATCTGCAAGGCCACGGGGCAGGGATGGCATGAGACGTATGTGCAGCTGTGTATGCAGGGGCTGGCTTTGGCGGATATGCCCAGTGCCAACAATGTATGGGGCGCGTATCTGAAAAAACTGGGATTTAGGCGGCATATTATCCCGGAGGATTACCCGGACAGCTATTCCGTGGGTGACTTCGCAAGGGAACACCCGCGTGGTACATATCTTCTGGCGCTGGCGTCCCACGTGGTGTGCGTGATAGACGGAGACTGGCATGACACGTGGGACTCCGGGGCCGAAACACCTTTGTACTTTTGGGAAAGGACGGATGAGGAATGAACTATCCCTATTACGGAAACCCCTATATGCCGCCGATGCCGGACAACCTCGGCCAGCTCAGGCAGCAGCAGATGATGCCCCAGCAGATGCCGCAGATGCAGAACCCTATACCGCAGAGCGGCGTGCAGTGGGTATCGGGCGAACAGGAAGCCAGGAGCTGGATGGTGGCACCCAACGCGGCGGTGGCCCTTTGGGACAGCACGGCGCCCACGGTGTACCTGAAGCAGGCCGATGCCAGCGGCAAGCCGACGCTGAAGGTATACGACCTTGTGGAGCGGCTTGCAAACGCGCCTGAAGCAAAAAAGGACCCAGGGGCGGAATATGTGACCCGGGCGGAGCTGGACAAGCTGGCGGCCATTGTGGCCGAAATGAAGGCCAAGAAGAAGCGCAAGGTGGAGGAGGAAGAGGACGATGAGTAATCCGTTTTATCAAGCGATGGGCGGGAACGTGAACCCGCTGGGGAATTTTGGACAGCTGGTGCAGAAGTTCCAGCAGTTCAAAACGAGCTTTCAGGGCGACCCGAAAGCAGAGGTAGAGAAGATGCTGCAGAGCGGCGCACTGACGCAGGAGCAGCTGAACCGGGCACAGGCGATGGCGCGGCAATTCCAAAACCTTTTGTGATCAATATCGTGGCCACGATTTGATGAAATACATCTTTATCCGAAAGGAGTGACGACAATGGCAATTACTGACGGCGGTCCCACCATGACAATGCCTGTGGCCCCTACCGGCATGATGGGCGGCGGCTTCGGCGGCGAAAACGGATGGTGGGTCATCCTGTTTATCATCCTGCTGTTCGGCTGGGGTCGTAACGGCTACGGCAACAACAACGGCGGTGTGGTGGACGGTTATGTGCTGACCTCCGATTTCGCCAGCGTTGAGCGCAAGCTGGACGCGGTGAATAACGGCATCTGCGACTCCACGTTTGCCCTGAACAACGCTATCAATGGAGGCTTTGCTACGGCAGAGCTGTCCCGCGCAAACCAGCAGGCGGCGCTGATGCAGCAGCTCAACGCCATGCAGATGCAGTCTCAGGAGTGCTGCTGCGAGAACCGGGCGGCTATCGCCCAGGTGCGGTACGACATGGCGACGCAGGCCTGCGACACACGCAACACCGTGCAGACGGCGGCCCGGGACATCGTGGAGAACGCGAACGCCAATTCCCGTGCGATTTTGGACTTCCTGACGCAGAGCAAGCTGCAGGATCTTCAGAGCGCCAATCAGGAGCTGCGCCTGCAGGCTTCTCAGGCTGCGCAGAACAACTACCTGATTTCCCAGCTGCGCCCCACGCCCATTCCCAGTTACCCGTCCTGCAACCCGTGGGCAAGCGGCAGTTATACCGGCTGCTGCGGCTGCTGACAACTGCATAGCACCAGCTGTTCGGAATTTCCGAACTGTTCAGCCCCATGCTGATACTGACACCAACGCGGCGGGGCAATAGCTCCGCCGCTGTATTTTGAAAGGAGTGATTATTTTGGCCGAGTTTACCAACGCCAATATCGTGACTGTGGCCGCAGGGCAGAATGTGCCTCTGACGGAAACCGCGGTCAACAGCAAACCGTGCATCGTACACCGTGAGGGTGCCGGGGTGGTGACGCTGCGTGGACTGACGAACCAGTGCAGAGCACTGTACAAAGTCACTTACGGCGGCAACATCGCCATTCCCACCGGCGGCGCCGTGGGAGCCATCACCGCTGCGCTGGCCGTCAATGGCGAGGCGCTGACCAGCGCCACAGCGACGGTGACGCCAGCTGCCGTGGAAAACTATTTCAATATCTATGTTTCCGCACAGGTGTGCGTGCCGAAGGGCTGCTGCCTGACGGTCGCCATGAAGAACACCAGTACGCAGGCGGTCAGCTTTGCCAACAGCAATCTGACCGTTGAGAGAATTGCGTGAGAGGAGGGACGACATGAACATGAAGGAACTTTTCGGCATCCGCGAGATGCTGTGTGACGAGCTTTCCGAGTATGCCGGCAAGCAGGAGATGGGCACCGGGGAGCTGGACGTGATCCACAAGTTAACGGCCTCTATCAAGAACATTGATAAGATCGCCATGTTTGAGAGCGGCGGGTACAGCCGTGACGACGGGTATTCCCGCGAGGATGGGTATTCCCGCGGCGGCGACTGGGATGCAAGCATCCGGGGTACGTATGGGCGCGGCAGCTCGTACCGGCGCAAGAGAGACTCTATGGGCCGGTATAGCCGCGATGACGGGTATTCACGCGATGGGCATGCCAAAGATGTGATCGAGCGCATGATGCAGGATACCGATGATCCCAACGTGAAAGAGGCACTGCGGCAGTGCATGCACGTGGTGGAGAAGGGCTGACGTTGCTAACACGTAGCTAACAAAGCGGAAAACGGGCAAAAACAAAAAACCTCGGAACCCTTGTGGTTCCGAGGTTTTTCTGGTGCGCGGTACAGGACTCGAACCTGTGACCCCATGCACGTCAAGCATGTGCTCTACCAGCTGAGCTAACCGCGCAGACAACGATAGTATATTAC